CATTTGGAGTTTCCTGTTCGGGAATAATTTGTAATCTTAGTGGATCATAACCTCTTCCTTTTTCCAGAACACGAACGTGTGTGATTCTTCCTGCATCGGCATCAATTATAGGATATAGTAATGCGTCTTCATCTGGAGTCCCACACCCATCAACAGTCAATCTAGGAGGGTCTGATGGATCATATCCAGATCCGCCCTTAATTACTTTTACAGCACGAACACCAAAAATTTCATCGAAGATTGGTTCGATGACAGCGCCAGATCCAGGAACAGTTCTTGCCATTTATCAATTTACAACGTTAATAGTTCCATTCATGAGAGCATGAATAGTGCATTGATAATAAAGTGTTGCAGGGGCGTCCATAGGAACAGTCCAATAGAGAACACTAGTTCCACTACCAGATTGACCAGTTGTGTATGGAGTACCCGATAATCCTTGTGTGCTTTGAATTCTAAATGGGTGTGCTCCACCTTGAACCGAATTGTCAAATGCGTAAGTGAAACCCCTATGCACATAGATTGTGGGATCATTCACCGTGACTGGAAATCCAGGACCAGCGAATGTATAATCACTAGTTCCGCTAGAATTAAGTTCCCACCAAGTAATAGGACTATCAACTACAATCCAATCAGTCCCATTATAAAATAATGAATTTCCTTGAGTGATACCAGTTAAGTCAGTATCACTTAACCCCGCAAGAGTTGTGATTCCTGTACCTGTATAGTTAATAGTAACAACATCACCTGTGATAGAGGTGGTAATGTCAGTTCCGCCCGTGATCGTCAGAGTATCATTTGAAGCATTAGCAGTTGTGGATCCAGTATCAGCAGCAACACTCTCGAATAAGTTTTGAGTAGTTCCACCACCATCTCCACCATCATCTGCAGGTGCCCAATTAGTACCGTTCCATTTCAGAATTTGGTTTGCTGTAGGTGCTACAGTCGTAGTATCTACATCAGAAAGGAGATCGATACTAGAATACTCAGTCACAACTTTCGCTGTAACATCTCCTGCACCACCTGCAGTGATGTTCATATTGACATATGGATTATCATCACCATCAACGGTGAAAAAGTATCCAGGGTATGTTCCTGATGCAGGAGCATTATTTAAAGCGGTATATTCATTCTTATATTGAATTGTTGTAGGAAAATCTACAACACCTGTCGAACCGTTAAATGTATTGGTGATACTTCCGTTACTAATAGAAACATTACCAGTTCCATTAGGAGCAATAGCAATATTTCCGTTTGAAGCGGAAACGATTGAAAAACCATTAACGTCTAAACTAGCAGTTAGATTGGTATAGTCAGAGGGTAAAAAGGTCGATCCATTGTATCGTAAAACTTGCCCAGAAGCAGGGTTTGTTGTAACGATTGATAGATCACTCCCATTACCCAATGCTGTATATAACTCGTTAAAGTTATCATTGATCTTGTCTCCACCGACCCTTAAGGTATCACCAGTGTTGTCATTGGCGGCGGATCCAAGACCGAGTGTTTGTTTTGCCATTACTCGTAGGGATTTTTAGTTATTTATAGTATCTCTGGGTTAATTATTTCTTCCCCGTATTGAGAAAGATCTGGTGCAGTCCAATCATCAGGAACGCTAGTCTCAACATCAACAATAGGATCTTGATATCCAGACCCAGTAGTACTGAGTTCAACACCAGCAACACCAACTAATGCTCGAATATTAGCATCGAAACCAGAGATAGAATCGAGTCTTACAGTAGGTCTGGATGTGTATCCAGAACCACCAGCGGTGATTTGAACATTCTTAATATAACCAGCGGTGATGTTTGCACTTGCCCGAGCATCTTGACCAAAAACAGATCCGAGATAATCGAATGTGATTAGAGAATTTGAAGACTCAATTAGAGCAACCTCTCTATCCGAAGTCTCACCCTGAATGTCAATGAAATCACCAGGTTCTACTGGTGGTACAACTTCTGCAGCATCAACGTCAGCTTCAGAACCGACGTATGAGAATGCCACAAACGTGGAACCGAAGCGAGGAATTTCTGAGAAGATAATCCTAGAACCAACAATCTCAAAACCAACACCAGGTTCTTGCAGAACACCATTGAGAGAAACAATGATATTATTTTCAGGTCGGATGACACTGGATTGAACACCGTCCGTTAATGTCAGTGAGTAGAATACATCATTACGCTTCAGGTTGAAAGATTGACGTAAAGAGTCAAACTCGAACGAAATATCATCAAGTTGTCTTAACTTACCGATATAGAATCCAGTGAATGATGCACCCAAATCGGGTGATTCTGTGAATTGAATTTGATCGGAGAATGCGGTAAATGCATTTGTAGCACCAGGAGGTTGCAAGACGCCATTGATGAAGATAAGTAGGTGACCAGCGGGATCGGGAAGATACTGCGTACCATTACCAGTAGTAAGTTTAAAGTTGGTTTGAGTGCCATCAAATCCTCTAAACGCTCTCTTAACCCTTGCCTTGAGTTCTTCTTTAGCAACAACTACGGCTCTATATCCATCAATACTCTTAANAGAATCTTTAGAATTAAAGATTCCACGAATATCACTTAGATATAATCTCTTATAGAGTCCGACTAGGCGTATATCCTGTACGAGAGCAGCTGCAGCGCCAGGGGTTATGACTTTAGTGCTGATAGATGCATAACCAACAGGGAAGTTAGCAGATAACCCATAATCACCAACTAGATCACCGTTATTGAATGTACCAACAACTTGACTTATGTAAATGTAGTTATTATCTAAATCAACCTCACTAACAATACCATAGACACTGCTGTCTTGATTACCGTTAGTGACCTTATACAATCTGTTGCCGACTGTAAATACATTCAATCCACTAACAACACTAACTCCAAGACGAATGTAACCTTCAGACGCAATCCTCTGTCCAACCTGAACATCGAGACCAGCATATTGTGAAACATCCAGATACTGTCTGGAAGATTCTGGATAAACAACAGAAGTCTCTTCAAATGTTCCAATGAGAGTTTCAGTATCAACTGTCAGAGTACCACCAGTGTTTGATAGTGTAGCAGCTTGAACTTTATTGAATACTGTTGGTTGTGCAGTTTCACCACTAGTATATCCTTTGAATGGAACATCTTCTTCAAACGAACCTTTCAGATCGATGATATGAAGTCTGTCTTCAATAGCACTGATTTGTGCAGTTGTGGAGTTTGTTGCACCCACGAGAGTGTCCGTGACTGCCCATGGACCAGCAGTGACTCTAACATCCAGATACTTGAAGTTTTCATCTTCGTAGAATCCATAAACCACACCAGTAACACTAGGAGCACCTTGCTTAGCAACAACCTCATTCATAGTGAATGGACCATCGGTAATATCACCATCGATACGGAATCTCTTATAGACCTGAACTACTTTACCTTCATTGACACTGATCTTTTCAAGTTCTGCATAATTACCACTTAGGAGTCCGTAGATATAATCAGAATTATTCAATCCACCATCAATACCGACAGGAACATCTCTTGTTCCAAATGTCTTGGAAGGAACACTAATACCATTAACTTGGATTAGGTTTGTGTAGTAAGAATCAGTAGTTAATTGCTGTCTGATAGTATTCAGACCATAACGAATGAACATCTGGATTGTGGATTTTGTGTAGTCAGATGCTTTGGTTGAATCATAGAAACTATAGAATCCTGCATTAGTAGATGGAGATACCAGAGTATTATCAAGGGAATTGCCCATTAATAATTCTAGTAAATCGATTGCATAATTCTTGATGTTGTATTCAGTATCGGCGTAGAAGATTTCACCACTGACTGCAGTGTATGGATCAAGAGCACCTTTATTGAGTTTTGCACCCCAGAAATATGCACCTGTAGTTCCATCACCAGTCCAACTTGTTGTGCCAGTGGCAGAATTGACAGTAACTGATCCTCTGAGTGTAGAGAAACCAAATCCGAAGGTTGTTGTGATGTATGCTCTGTACCATCCGTCGCCATAAGGAACAGCACCAAATGCCCCACCTGTCATACCACCCTGAGGGATAAACAGAGATCCTGTGGTTCCAGCATTGAGATTGAGATCGAAGAAGATGTTCTGCTCAGAAGCAAGTCCAGGATCAAGAGTTATCTTATATCTGAGAGAACTGGATCCAGCAGACTTAAAGAATATTGAGAATGTATATGTCTGACTAGCATCAATTCCGACAGCACCCGTGTCAAAGGTTTCATTAGAAGTGTCAAACTTAACTGTGCCTGAGTCAAACGTTTCAAATGCAGTCAGACTGTAATCTCTGAACGTATCATGAACGCCACCATTACTGTTTTGAGCGAAGAATTTCTCTGCAGTAACTGTGCCATCAGGAGCAGCAATACTATTATCTGCAATCAGAAGAGAATCAACACCACCATTAGAATTTGCCTGCCAATTGACTGCAAATGCCTCAGGATTAGTGAAGAAGTTAGTACCAGAAACTTGCCCAGTAACATTAGATGTAATATTCTGTGCTCTAGAAAGAATCTTAACGTTTGTAGGAGTGTCATACCAGTCATAGACAGAACTTACTCCACTAGTAGCGATTGTACCAGTTGCTGTAGAAGGAGCAGTCAGAGTATCTGCTGCTACCCATGCAGTACCAGTGAAAGCACCGACATATAGAATCTCATCCTCAGCATCCCACTCAAGAACAGTTGCAGTTCCACCACCACTAGAAGTGACTGTTTCGCCAACAATGAAGTTTCCGCTGTTAGCACTCAATGTGATTGTATATGCACTAATAGTACTTGTGGTATCTGTTGTAATTAAATCATGAACAATGTCATCAACTAAATTATCAAGGAAATCATTATATGTCCAAGAACCAGCACCAAATTGTGCTAAGGCAAGTGTAGAAATCTCTTCTTTATAGTAGTTCTTGTTATACAGAAGATTCTTAGCAGCACTTCTTGCTTCATCCTTACCTGGTGCAAGAATTGCAACAGAAATATCTACAAGATCTCTAATTCTATAAACTACTTCATCAATATCTGTAGGACTTTCAGAATCCCTAAACGTTGCTGTTGTAGAATATGCGCCTGCATACTGATCACCAGTTACAGCACTAAACTGATCGTATAGTAGATTTCTAGCTGCTCTTTCACAGAAGATTTTAAGTTGCTCAATAGAATATAAAGTTGCAAGTAGTTCATTCTCAATGTGATTGATAGTGAGATTTGCATTTAAGTAGAGTTCAATAGCAGTAATTGTGCTATAACTTCCACCAGTTTGGAGATCTGAAATAATGCTAAGAATAATAAGTTTAAGATCTCTTTCACAAGTGGTTTGACCGTTAGAACCAGGGAACGTCAATGCACTGAATGGAACTCCGTTCAGATCATAAGTAAATTCTGCTGTGGTTAATCCAGTAATTTCTTCAGCAATAAATGTTCTGTTGAAATACAGTCTATCTGCAGCAATTTGGAAATCCTGATTAGTAGGAGCAATGATGTCATTGACAGTTTCAACTAAAGTATCAATTGCAGTTTGAACGTTAGCACAATTACCAGCATCATTAGTGATNCCCCAATCACCAACAATAATTGAGTTGGTATTAACTTCTGTCAGATCTCCTGTAATTGCTTGCTTGGCGTAGAATGCCAGTCGCTCATGTGCATATACAGACTGGAAGACTTGCAATCTGATGTGCTGTAGTACATCATTATTTCCAAGATAGAACTTGGCACCAGTTACAGTATTACGATTTCCTCCTTCTTCGAGGTCATTTGCTAGTGCATCGAGTAGCAGACCTAAGTCAGTCTTACAGCGAAGCGTACCGTCTGTACTACCACCATTGGCATTACGAGGCATATCTTGAGCAAGTTCGGGATATCTCCCAATCATGTCGGCAGCTGCCTTATCAACAATAGGACCACGATTTGCACGAATGAGACCTGCAGCATCTCTGAATCGATACTGAGTATCTAAACCAATTTGATTTGTGTAAATTGTGTCTGATGTACCATCATGATAATCTACATTGAATCCTGTTTCTAGATATTCATCTACAGATGCGCCAATAAATTCAATTGCAGGTTGTACTTTTGTAACTGACGCCAAATGATCTACAGGTGAAACTAGATCGGCATTAGTAAGAGTATCAGTAAGAATATCAATTAAATTGCCAACTGTACCATAAACATCCGCACAATCTCCTGTTGTATAATCCAGTTCAGTGACTGCATTTGCTGCAGCACTTACGAATGTGTGTGCATATTGCTGACCAGCAGGAGATGCTCCAACATTAACAGTAATAGTAGTTGCTGTTGGTGAGGTTACTGCAAGAACTTGATCATAAGCAGTGGTATTACCAGCATCGGGATAAGAAATTTCTCTATCGTTACCGTCATCAGCACAAGTAAATACAATCGATTCTCTTGCTAAAGAAACTCTTGATGATGTTGTTAGTGAATGAGATCCAATCTCCAGTACCAATAAACCAGTTGCAGGGTCATATGTTGTACCCGAAGCAGGGGTAAATGTTGTCAGTGATGAAGTGGAAGAATCTATAAGTGTGGTATCAGTTACCTGTGTCAATCCATGAGATCCAGAGACAGTCCAAAGAACATTGTTAATGATATATTGAAGCATATCATTAACCTTTTCATATGCCCATAAGGTTTCAGTAATCTCAGTATCGACATGACTGATAGTGATGGGTACAGATGTTCTATCAACATATAATGCCGAAGCATCCCACATATGATTATTAGAACCATTGCGAAGATCTTCTATCAGAGCAGACAAAATATCACGAATATCATCTTCGCAATTGACGTTACCACCAGGAATTACTAGTGATGGGTATTGCTGAGTCAGTAGATAAACTGTTTCTTTAGCAACAAAATCTTTATTGACTTCAATCAGATTTGCTGCATCATAGTATCTGTGGGTTTTGCCAGCGAATCCAGCAGGAGCACCTGTAACTTTAGATGTTGCAAAGATTGCATCATTGTTAAACTCTTCACCCTTAGTGAATGACTCGACGCCTGACCAATCCTCAGTATATGTCTGAGCATCAGCACCATCTAAGTGAAG